GGGATGTAAATTATTTTCTACACCCAGAATATAAATGTCAGGTTTACGTACAAAGGCTCAGACTGAGCGTGGCACCCAGTTCTTCACAAACATCGTTACCATTGTGGTAGCGGACAGATTTGATGCCAATGGCACTGCGTTGTCTGGTGGTTCTGCCAATACGGCTGCGCACGGCACATCTACAACGGTTGGCGGTGTTTTGGTCCGTGACATGGGCAAGGTTCTCCGTGTCCCTGTCAACTCCCTCTCCTCAACGGTCGCTGGTACAAAGTACCGCGTTCTCCGTAAGGTTCAGTTAGTTGATGCCGCGTCCATGAGCTTGGCCTCAACAGTTGGCGGCAACTCTAACACTGATGGTGTAAGCAGTTTGGATGGTGCGACTTCAGGTCTCCTCCAGGGCGGTTGCTTTTACATCCAGGTCGGCGGAACTGCGGCGGATGGCAGTGCCTACACTTCCCGCTGGGCCAGCCTAAATCTCATCAACTAAACAGTTTAGTCGGTTTTTTCAATATTCATTCCCTGAATTCAGAATTCAAGAAATGAAAGTACAAAGTAGAATGGCTAGCACAAAACCTTTTCCTATCAATGCTAAAAGAGTACGTAAATCCCCCTTTAAAAACATTGCGAAAACGCTGAAGGCAAAGCGGAATTTTCAGAAAGGCAAATCTATCGGATTTACGAAGCGTTCTTCCCTGAAAAGCATGGGACTAATTCCGCGGTCGTCTGGTCTTTATGAACTGGGGTCAAAATACGCGGTTTAGACCCGAACGCTTTCCTACAAATTAGACAAAACCAATACATATTTAATAGAAAAAGACTATAAAGTGATGCTGTTGTGATATTACTTGGAAAAGGCCTTCTTGTAATTAAAACCCAGTAAAAATCCCAAATACGATATTTTGTAAAAGTTATGGCAAAAAGATATTGATTTGCTTTAACGATATATGAATGTGCTGAAATATGTTTATCCTTTATTAAATTATTAAGGGCTAAAAATATAGTACTTATTTCTACATTTATAATTGTCCGTGCTTCTAGCAGGTAGTCTACTGGCGGTACAGTGATAATTGATGCTATAAAACAAATAACAATATAATGATGGAGCAGAATATCAAATTCTTCTGAATAGAAAAGATCGGCGACTACATATGTCAAAATTATTGAATAAACGAGTTCATATTGCTCATAATAAGAAAGGCCGAGCGCAGATGTACAGACAATAAGTGAAGAGATATTTTTGAAAAATTTATAAGACATTCCCTGTTTGTATTTAAGTGATTTACTTTAGGTTTATAGAATAAGAATGCCGGAACCAAAGCCTCAACCAAAAGTTTGTGCCGAATTTGAGAAGACCTTACAGAAATGTATATTTGAACATGATGATGAAACCTGTCACACTATATTTAAAAATATACATATTGGCTTTTATAATGCTTGTGTGTATAAAAAGGATGGAAAAATCCCTAAAGTAAAGTAGGGGATGGGGGATAGAATACGACTTTGGAAAATGTATAGTACAAAACAACTAGAAGCAGAAGCAAAGATAAAGCACAAAGAAGAAATTGAATGGCGAAAACAAAAGGAATATTTGCAAAAATTACAGCAACAAAGAGGTAAACAGAGCATTAATAGTTCTATAGACGATATACAGATTAGATTTGCTAGAGGAGAAAATATTAGTGCACTAATCCGAGAAACTTTGCTAAGAAGAGAAGGTGATTTACCTGCTAGCCCTATGACTCTTTTACAAAATACTGATCCCGCAACTGTATGTTACATGAATTCTGTTTTACAGTGTATTGCTCATCTACCTGGATTTATTGGCTGCGAAAATTGGCCATTAAAAGTAATTAATGAAGGAAATCCTGTGGATGTAAAAGAAGGAGAAACAATTGATGCTTTTTTTGAATTAATTGAAGCAATGCGTTTACCTCTTCCACAGACACAGCCACAAAGACGTGCTCTTATAGCAAAGCAAGCCAACTTTTATACACGTATGTATGAAGTAACGAAAGGTAATGCTTTAGGAGACATATTTTTTCCACTAAACCAAAGTGACGCCGATTCTTTTCGTGTTACTCTTTTTAATATAATAACAAAACAAGTTACGGCTCCTAGAAAAGCAGTAAGGACACTTGATGAGCCCGGTGGACATTCTATGCTAGCACCACTTTATGGATATTGTAGATTAAATAACGAAATTCAAGAAGTAAGAACTATTGATACTATGTTTGAGGTTCAAGCACCACCTATTTCACGCGATGCGGAGGGTGGATTTAGTCAATGGATAAATGATCCTGCTGAATCAAAAAAATTTCGTGTAATACCAGATACAATTGTTCTAAAAGCAGCATTATTTGGATTTGATGGTAAATATAAAGAAGCAATTCCTATTGTGCCTATGTTTAATATAGCGGATTTTCATCCAGCAGGATGGGAGCCAAAAAATGCAGGATCTACACGCTATAGATTATATGGACTTGTACTACATCATGGGGAGACAATTGATGCCGGTCATTATACGGCCCTTTGTTTACGTGATGGAGAATGGTGGCATATTGACGACGACCCTCCTTCCGCTACACGTATTGCTTTACCCGCAAATCTTCCTTCTAAGGCTCTACAAGCAAATCCATATATTTTCTTTTATGTTCGTGATGGAACAGGGCCCTATGATATCAATGATGATGATAGTTTTGTAATGCGTCCTATTGCTCCTGTTGCTGTGCCTGCTGCGGGTCTTTCTGCGGAAGAAATGGCAGCATATCCACGTTTTATCACTGCCGCTGCTCGTTTAGCGGCCTTAAAAGCAGAGCCTAAACTAAGAACAAAAAGAAATAGGGTTACACGAAAGAAACAACGGTCTAAACATTAACGGGCCAGTTCGCAATCATACTATCAATCTGCTCCATGAGTACATCATACATCATACTAATATTACTAGTCTTGTACATTACAGCGGGAACTGCAGGAAAGTTAAACTGAATGTGACTAAACGGCTCATCATCATTTGATAGAAGCGTTAGCATATTCTTGAGATACTTATATACGTCATTCGCTGTTAGCGAAACCGTCTGCTTAACACCCTCCGGCTTGTTGGTATAAGTGATATTGAAATACTGTCCGTCGCGGGTAATACTAAGATGGTCGTCCTTGCTAGGAGAATCCTCAACACACTTGAAATTACGGATCATAATCATTGAGAACTTTGCAGGGGAAGAGGAAGACATCTGAACTGAATATGTTTATTATATACACAAATTCCAGCGTCAAATTTTTGCCCCTAGCAATAAAAAAGCGACCTTAATAAGGGAAGTATGGATACTAAATTATATGTATTCTTATTTGCTGTTACACTCGTCCAAATCTGGTGGATAGCAGTGTGGGGAATTACAGACATTATTATACGGATTCTAGCAGGAAAACATCGTCATGTTGAATTCTTAATCTATGTCTTTTTTATTGTTCTTGTTATATCATTTTTACAGTCCAATCCTCAATATATGATTCATCTCTAGATAATTGCCTGATAAAAATTCATATATGCGGGAAAATTAGCCATATGAATATTATCTTGAAGACCTGGCATGAGGATTCCAACACATGGTTTGTGAAATGCAATGGCATATTGAAGAGGCGCTGATAAATTGCCTATTAAAAGTGCGCAACTATTTATTGTAGTTATAAGAGATTCCAGTGTAGGGCATATATGTAAGGGTAAATTTGTTCCAGATAATTCGCTGAAAAAAGCATATTCTTCAATATCTGTAGTAACAAATAAGATTTTATCTGCTGGAAACTGTTTGAGCAATTCTTTATAATTAATTTGTTTATTTTCTCTGCGTGCTGAATAACAGATTATAATTTTATCTTGAAAATCGGGGTCTGTTTTATATGTCAACCATTTATGTTTTCCCCATGGGATATTATAAGTCGATTGAAAAATTTCAGGCCACGATTTTTGATAAAGGAAGGGCGATTCTCTCCATTTAGTTAGATCAACATCATAAACTTGCCCTGTATGAATTTTATATTCAAATATGTATTCCTGTGCTTTTATAATATCTTTTGTATCCTTATAGACTTGCTCTAGACCAAATCTGAACGCATGACCACGATTTGATACAAAAAGAAATCCTTTACGCCCAGTTAACTTATATACTTCTTGAATAACAGAAAGTTGATTAATTAAATCTCCGAGTAAACCGCCTGCTAGATATGTAATGGGTACAGTCCCCATAGGGCCCCTTGCGACAAAGTCGCTGGCAGAAGCATCCATTCTAGACTGTAAAGTATTAATTTTCTTAAGACTAAACGAACTCTGCTTAAATAATCACTTATTAAAATGTATAATGGGCGATTTTGCCGAAAATCATGAACTTTTTACTTTTTTAATTCTAGCAGGAGCAAATCCAGATTTTAAAGTATTTTTAGAAGTGGGAACTGGTTCAGGTATGGGGACAACCCGTGCTTTAATCAATGGTATTCTACAACGAACCGAGCAGAATGCTCGGCTTTATTCGTTTGATACCAACGAGCCCACTATTCATAAGGCACGATATCAATATATTAACAATCGTAAATGGTTAAGTACTTCATTTGCTCAATTTATCTGGGGTCGGCTTAATAAAACGGAGTTTATACTGCGTGAAGAATTATCCGAGTTTCCAAATCCCGCAGCAATACGACCAATTTATGATTTGATGTATGATCGTGAACATCATTTATGGTTAAAAGCACCTTTCGTATCTCTTAATGAAAAATATGATGTAATTGTGCTAGATGGTGGCGACTTTTCTAGCATAGGTGATTTTTCCAACCTTAAGGAAATGAATCCAAAAATGTGGGTTTTAGTGGACGTAAATCTTTGTAAAAATAGAGCGGCTTTTGCTGAACTCTCGGCTTCTAGCAAATATGATTTGGTGCGAAAGTTTGAAGATGGACGAGGGTCCGCTATATTCAAGCGAAAAGATATAAATCTTTTACAAACAATAAACGTTGATTATACTAAGATTCTGCAGTGCCCTACGGATTTTTGGTTGCTTTAGTTGCCTTAGGTCGGCTTTGCCTTAGCAGACGCTTCAAGACGGTCAAGTGCTGCTAGACGCGCGGCGCGGCGTTCGGCGGGTGTTTGAGGATTATAACCACCCACTGTCTTTTCTGCTTCCTTGGCTTCTGCTTCCTTGGCTTCCTGCTTTGCTTTATGGAGAGCATCCTCCAGA